CGTTCGGTTAGCTGTCGGTATATCGTGTCTTCGCACTGCGGTGTCCCTAAGAATATCACCTTAGACGCATCGAGTGGCTTAATGATCGCGTCGAACTCTTTGACTTGTTCTCCGAGTTTATCTCGCATCATCTGAGTGGCCGAGTTGTTTGGCACTTCGACATCGTCGGCTACGATAATGTCAGCGCGAGACCCAGTGAGCTGCGAGGTGATACCCAGCGATTTAACTGAGGGTGCATGCGAAGCGGGCGCTGGGCCTACATCGAACGAGATCTTAGAGAATCTTTGTTTATCCTGGGGGATCAGGTGTTTGAGAATGGGCATCTCATGGATAAGACGCAGTGTAAACGTAGAGAAATCGTCAGCGCGTGTCTTAGAGGCTGAGACTACGAGTATATTCTTAGACGGGTCGAGGAGCAACTGGTGGACAACATAGGCCGAACAGATCCACGATTTGCCGACCCCGCGAAACCCTTGGATCACTGCGCGTTTATCGCCGTGCTGCATGTAGTCCGCGATTTCATACTGAATTGGAGTAGGCGCAGGGAGGTTTAGTTGTTTCCACACGAGAAACAAGAAGTTCCGGAAGTCCTTCAGTTGCTTAATGTCATCCATTTCTTGATCTGTTTTGGCGGACTGATTGTAGTCTCAGGTTTGACCTAGCGTTGTTCTCGGGGTTTCTGTCTTTGTGATCTACGTCGCGCCCTTTGATGCGTCGTATCCCCAGTTTTCGCGCCATGAGTCTCCGAGCGGCATTGCGGCTGGCCCTGCGTTTCTTTTGGTCTGGCTTTGAGTGATACTGGGCGTATTCTCGTTTGTAGTCTCTAGGCATTAGAAGCGATTTCTACGATCCGATCTACGTTATCGTCGTGGAACGGGAGTGAGTTAACGAGCTCGTGCAGGGGAGAGCTCTCAGTGGCCACAGCGCCTACGTTGTTGTCTTTGAGAAACTGGCGAATCGCTGAGAGATCAGCCGTTGATGCTTCCCCTGATTTGACCCTAAGTAGAAACTCGTCGATGAGTAGATCTTGGAGTTCGTATAGTTTATCTGATCGGTCCATGTTATTTGAGTTCTTTGATTATTTTAATTATTAAATACACCAGGGTAGCTACCCCGACACAGACAGCCACCGCTGTGTTTATGTTTTCTAATGTAATTGACCCGAGTAATCCAGTGATGCCCACAAAAGTAGTCGCGTGTGTTGAGTTCATGTTACTACTGGTTAGCTGAGCGTACTCTACGGATCGCCTCGATTTCTCTCATGCGGAGTTCTGGGTTTTCCTTGAGCATCTGTGAGCGCGCTACGCCTCGATAAGCTCTGATCATGCGCCGCACAGCTTTGACGCGTGGACTGTCGCTACCCGTCTCGTCTTTAATGTCAATATCAGGCAGCGCTGCGTATGCCTCGCTGTTGAACATGCGCTCTAAGCGTTGTCGCAGTGTCTTCCCTTTGATTTGCGTAGTGCCTACAAGCTCTAAGAACCTATCGTAAGCCTGTTGGCCTGTCTCTGGGTTATAATATTCTTTCATATCGAGCTCTTCGACCCCAGGACGCAAGAAGCGCGAGGGGGCTCTAAAGCCGGACATGAGGTTCGACAGTTCGTATTCGACGACGTTCTTCGGGTCTTCTTTGATATACAATGGATTGAAAACACCAGAGAATCCTCCGCTACTAGGAATAGTCATTGCTTCGCCTAGCATGTTACGACGCGGCGGCAACTTGCCCCCTGCAGGTGTTCTCTTGATCATCCTGTCGATAATACCCCGCGCCTCTTTGATCTCTCTGCCTTCCTCGTAGTTGAGCGTCTGGTTGACCACGTTAGGCACAAATCCTCCTGCGATGCTTCCTAAGAATCTATCGGCGTCTTTGATCGGGTCTTTGAACTTCAGGAACTCAAAGAGGTTAGAGAGTCCTTGGACGTAAGATTTAGAGGTAATATTGTTCGAGAATGCGAGCGCTGCGACACTGAAGACTTTCTCTAAGTCCCCGTCGTCTAGTTCGTTATACGTCTGCGCTTCGTTGATGTCTGCGATAATACCGAGCATCGTAGCGATCGGGTCGAGCCTGTTGTAGCTTACCCACTTGTCGCCGACTTTGATCGAATACTGTTGATTCGTCAGTTCCCACGACTCGCGTTGCTCTTTGTTTTTCGGGCCGTATCCGGTGATCAACTGGCTTCCCTTCCCGCTCTGCATGAAATACAGCAGGGCAGCAGTAGTAGACACTGAGGTAGCTAAGCGTCCTCTCGTCTCTGCTCTGACCGCTGCGTCTGGGCTCATAAGTTTAGCCCTGTAGTTCTTACTGAGAATCTGAAGTGAACCAAATGGAGACCTCGAGATACCGTAGGTCAACAAGTTTGTCGGAGTGCGAACAAACGGAATCACAAACTTCAGCGACGGGTGCTGCTGTGTCAGTCTAGACAGCATCTTGGAAACACTGTTTTGTGAGTCTTGAGTGTGTGTGTTTATTTTAGCCATCTGCTCGGCTTTAGCTGCTAAGACACCACGGTCTTTGTAGGTGAGCTCAGTGCCGTCTGGGAGGACAAACGGCTTTTGCATACTTTCGGCCATTTGTTTCTCAATGAAATTCTGTCTATCTTCGAAGGTCAGTCCTAGTTCGTCCGCTTTGATCTCAGCGTCTTTCCGGATGCCAGCCTCATTGAATATCCTTCCAGTGTCAGTGATGTATCCTTGGAGTCTGTCAGCGACATACTGTGCACGTTCTTTGCCTTTCAGTCCTTTCTGGATCGCTTCGGCTGCGAGTTCTTGCTGGACATAGATTCGGTAGTTAAACGCTTTGAAAAACTCATCGCCGCCTAAGAGTCCCCGCGATGGGAGTCGGACAAGCTCACCAAGGAAATTAAACGCCCTGGAGAGCGCATTGTCACCTCCGGCTGGGGAGTAGCTAATGGCTTTCATCGAGCTCTTGCTATCGTTGAAGAGTTTAGCTTCAGGTATCGAGATAGCCTCTCCGCTTTTCATTGCGCGACCCGCGAGCGTAAACGCATCAGAGATTGCTTGCATACTGAACGAATACTGGAGTGTCGCTTTGGTAAGCGCAAAGTTACCTGAGAGTGCGCTACCGACTGTTCGTTCGACTGTGTTGACAGCGTAAGTGAGCGCTGAGCCGATCAAGTTGACAATCTGTGTAGTAGGCCCAGAGAGCAGGGAGTTCATCCAGTATTCTTGGACCATGTTCATCATGTTTCCTCCGAGGCTTCCCTTGGCGATCTTGTTGAGACCGTGCTCGATGTCGTCACCGGTCTTAGCGTTGACTAAGAGATCAATCAGCTTCTCATCGCTCATGCCGCCAAGCCTCTGGTCTTGGAACCTGGCGATGTCCTGCGGTGTCAAGTTGTCAGGCAATGGGTCAACCTTTTTGCCTTTAATCTTTTTGTAGATATATTTCCGCTGGAGCATAGCGAGCGACGCAGTGCGGCCAAACTGAGCCCACAGGTTCTGCGAGGCGTTCGTCAGGTTGAGGTGGAATTTCATCTCTGCGACCTTGGCGTCGTATGCGTCGGTTCCTTTAGTTAATCCTCGCGCTTCCACAGCAAAATCATGAGCCTTCCTAGCCAGTGTATTATTTAAATACTTAATAGCCATCTGATCCTTGTTGAATTGATCGGTATACGCATCGCCGCTCTTTTTGAGCTTTTGGAATTGAGCAGTGAGCTCGTTCTTGCTGCCGCCGAGTGCGTCTGTGATGTCTATCGAGTCTTGAAGAATCTCTTTCTCAGTGGTCTTCTTGAGTGTCCCCTTTTCGACCGCCTCGAGTGTCTGGTTGGTCGCCAGGGCACGCACAAGAGGAACCAGGTCACTCTCAGACGAAACGAGCCTGATGTTACTCATGAGCGCTTGCTTACCGCCTACGCTGATGTCCTGTGCTAACTTTGTGTTAATCTCAAGTGCTTTTGATTCAGCCGCTGCGTCGATCTTCTGGTTTTTAAGCGCTGGTGCGTTCTCAAATCCTAGAGATTTCTGTGAGTCCGCATCGAGCTTAAAATCAAACTCTCTTTGTTCGATCCCTTGAAATCCACTGGGGGTTTCCGGTTCGTCTAACTGTTCGTCGACTCGCTCTGCTTCAGCTTCGGCTGTGTCGTCTTTAGCTTTACTCCGCGGACGTTTTGTTTTCTCAGGATCTATGTCGAGTTCAAACAGTTCTTCTTGAGTTAACTCAGCGCTGCTCAGGGCTTCGTCAGTTGCTTCTTCTTTGGTTTTACCCTCAGCAACTAGCTGTCCCCTTTTCTTAATTAATTTAACACTTTTAAGGAACGGAACGAGTAACGCCGCTGCGCCGGCCTCTAAGAACATCCCCTCGAGAACATTCTTGAAACGCCCTTCGATTTCCCCTTCGTCCCCAGTAGCCTGGAGATACTCAGTGACCGGCCCTTGGAACGTCGGATACTGGTGCAGGAAGTTACTAAGTCTCTCTTCTTGACCATCGAACGCTAAGAAATCCGCAGATAAACC